GTGCCCGCAATCGCAGTGTTGGCGAGAAGGTCGCCCTCGCTGTTGAACAGCCACAGCACGAAACTGTCGGTGCCAACGGTCGTCCCGTTCAGCACAGCAGCCCCGGTCCAGGTGTTCCAGTGGGGGACGAAAATCTCGGTAACGTTGATGGCGAAAGCGGTCTGCGCCACGCCGTTCGTCTCGAACCCGGTCAACGCCGCAGCGCCAATCGGGATGTTCGTGACGACGGCAGGGCCAAACCGGCCGGCCGGCACCGCCGCGGTCGGCGTCAGGCCCGGAGGCGGGTCCGGGTTGATCGCAGGCGCGGAGGTGTAGAAGGCCAGCGACTGGGCAACCAGTCCGGCTTCAGTTGCCGCGTCGAGCGTAACCAGCGCGCCCGATGCAAACCCCGAGTAGGGGCGGAGAAGAATGACAGCCATTTCTGCTGCTCCTTAGGTAAGGGTGCGGTACTGAGCGCCCAGTTCGGGGTAGGTCGCAGCCCACCCGAACAGCACGTCAATACGGAAGATGCAGTTGTCGTTGATGCCGTCATAGAACTGAACGACACGCAGCGTGAAGCCGTTGTGGCTCATCTGCTCCGACGACAGCACACCACGGGCGGGAGGCTGGAACAGCGGCACCATTGCCAGCGTGTACGCATCTTTGTGGAATGCGATGTTCGCGCGGTAGGCGGTCGAAGCCGCGCCAGCGATGACGTAGGGCTGACCCGTGGTCGGGCTGGCGCTGACGTTCTGGAACGCACCCGAAGTCACCAGCGGCGGGCTGACGTTGATCGTCGTGGCACCCAGCAGGGCATCGGCCGTCACGATGAAGTCCATCGGGACGCCCGTTGCGGTGCGGCTCTGAGGGTTCACCGACTGAACACCGGGAAGCTGGATGACGGTGCCGCGGGTCAGCGTGCCGCCAGTGATCGCCGCGACGGTGATCGCCGAGCCGGTCTGGCCAGCGCCGCTGATGTTGGTCGCGGTCGCAGCGCCGTTGACGTGCGTGTCAACGTTCTGATCCATCATCGGACGCAGACCGAACGAGTCCTGCATGTAGCCGGTGCGGTACTGGCCATTCACCCGCTCGCTCATGTTGAACAGGCCGGAGAAGCCTGCCACCATCGAGCCATTGAACGCCGGACCCATCACAAAGCATCGGCGGCCGTCCTTCACGGGCGCACCCATGATGTCCAGGCGGGTGTTGCTGTCGGTCATCGCCTGCACCGCAGCCAACTGCGTTGCCGGCAGTGCGCCCGCGACGTTCAGGCAGTTGTACGTGGCAAAGCGCGCCATCGACAGGCCCTGACGGTCGATCTCGTTGACGACCGGAGCCATCGCGGCGGTCATCTTCTCGTTCAACTGCGTCAGCGACAGCGTGCGCTCAATGCTGTTGAAGTTGATGTCCACACCGCCCTGGCTTAGGGTCAGCGGGATCGTGCTTTCCACCGTCGCCTGCGGAACGGCGACGCGGCCAGCGCGGTAGGTGTAGCGCGGCGGTTTCTTGATGTTGATGGTGACGCCGGGAGCGTAGCCGCGGGCCATGTTGCCGCTGAACTCGTCTTCCCAATCACGGTTGACGTTGGGTGCAAAGCTGCACATGTTCTCCAGCACCGCCAGCGCTTCACGCGCGACGATGCTTGAGGTAGCAAGAACGTTGGTCATTTCGGGTCCTTCATTGCTTCAATTGGGCTTGTCGCCACGCCATGTAGTCGGCTTGGCTCATCTTCCCGGGGTCGCCGGTTGTGCTGCGGCCAGAGCCAATGGTTGTGGGCGGGGTAGGGGCAGAAGTGATTCGTTTCTGGATCGGTTCCGGTTTGGCGGACAGGGACACTTCGAGGCGCCCGAGTTCACGGGCTGCGGCCAACGGTTCCAAGCGGGAAAGTCGAGTTGCGATCTCCGGGTTTTGCGCGAGGTGATACGCCAGCTTCGGGCCGATGTCGCTGCCTTTGATGACTTCCGCCATCGCATTGGTCATCGGCGCCGTAGATGCCGCCATCACTTGCTCAAAATCCGGTAGCTCTGCCTTCGCTGCCTCGGCTCGCTGCTTCCAGGTTGTGGCTTGCGCCTCCTGGGCTTGCTGCGCCCGCTGCTGCTCAAGCTCGGCTTTTACAAGTGCCTTGGCCTCGAATTTGGCGAGTGCCCGCACGTATGCGCCGTAGTCCTCGAATGCCTCAGGCTTGGGCTCCTCCTCCGCTGGCGCCGCCGTTTTCGGCTGCGCTGCTTCGGCGATCCCGCGCCAGTAGGCGGCTTCTCGCTGTGATTCGTGCCGTTGCCGCGTGAGTTCGTCGATCCGCTCTTGCAGCTTCGGCTTGAACCGTCCTTTGTCGTCGCGTTCCTGTCCTTCGTCCGTCGCTTCGGGGGTCGCGACCTCTGCCGGCTCCTCGACCACTTCGGGCGCCTTGGCCTCTTCAGGCTTTGGGTGCTCCAACGTGTCCAAGACCGTGACATTCGGCCGTTCGACCACTTCGACTTCGGTTTCCTGCGCGCTCATTGAGCGATCTCCTGCCCGGTGTTTACGCCCATCGGTAGGCTCCCGATTGCGCCTGGTTCGCTGCTGGGTGTCAGCGAGGCGAGAAGTGAGTGCATACTATCGCTTTCACCGTTGCGTGTCACGCTTCGATGAGAATGACAGCCCAAACGGAGAGCGTCGGCAGCGTCAGCGTTAGGCCGGTCGTGCCGGCTGCGGCTGATAGCTCCTGAACCGCTTGGCCTGGCTCAAACCAGCGAACGCGGCTCAGTTGCCGGTTAGGCAATGCCCACTGTTGCACCGACAGCGTGAGCCCGGCTCGCGTCGCGCCGTCCATGTTCACGATATGCAGGACCGTGGCGCCATCCTTGACGCGCGGGATCACGAAAACGTCGGTAAAAGTGCCGGTCAGCTTTGCGGCAGACCACTGCGACCAGCTTGTAACCGGCTGATTGGCGAGCGTGCGATAGTTCGGCAGCGTGGACAGTGCGCCAGTCACCGTGCTAGGAGTCGAACAGTCCACCACGCGAATCGCCTGGGCCTCCAGGTCAGTCCGACGTGCGTATCCGCCATTGAGAGGGTAGAGGATCGCCGGGACCGCATTGCGCAGGCACGCATCAGCCCACCCAAGGATGCCGCTTGAATTGACCGCGCGGTTATCGTTCGTTTCAACATCGCACGCCAGCAGCAGCGCCCCGTGATCGGTTGTCCCGTCAAACAAAAACGGGTAGTCCTTGACCATGTTGTTCAGCGGAATGAACCCGTCGCCAGCCTCGGCAAACCACCGTTCATTCTGCCCAGCAGTCCACGGCTCTAGGTACGTGTCGCACGGGTAGAGAGGGCGACCCCCGAGAGCGTAGGCCAGCGCGTACTGCTGAAGTAGGACGGCGATCCGCTGCGCCCGCGTGCTCGTGTAGGTCTCGTCGTTGCGCATCGGCTGAAGATGCGGCATGCAATCGACGCCACAGCCCGTAACCGTTTTGATGTTGACCCACAGCCGCGTGAAACGCTGCGCGTAGTCCAGCGGCGTGCCTTCGATCACGCGGGTAGACCAGTTGTCGGCATCCGTCTCGAACATGCCGACATCGAACGCCCGCACGAGATAGCCGCTGTAGTCGATCCGCGGCATCGGGTCGTAGGTGTTCCCGCTCACGTAGCGCACGACGGACGGGTAGGACGACCGCAGCGCCTGATGCAGCGCGACAATGCCGGCCCGTAGGTGAGCCTGAAACGCTGCCCAGCTTGGCGCCGTGCTGTAGTTCGTGGCCCAGTTGCCGGTCGTCGTGACCCAATCCTTGGTCGTCCAGTTCCACGCGTCCTGCGTGATGCCTGCGCCCTGCATCACGCCGACGTACCCGGGATTGAAGCCGGCCAGCGTCTCGGCATCGAACGGCCCACCCGTGCGGCTTGTGTCTCGCGCCCGCAGTGCCGACAGGTCAGGCGCCGGGTCGTCATAGTGCGCAGCCGTCGCCGTGGTCAACCCCGCCGCCTCGGTGCGCTTCAGTGCAAGGTAGCCACTGCGATAGCTGGCCCCGAAAGCCCGCTCACTCGGCATGAGCCAGGCCACGGGCACAGGTTGGCCGTCCCATGACACAGCAGCCGCCGAGGGCGAGGCGATCCGGTCAACCAGCCCGTTTATGCTCTCCTGCACGCTGATGCCAGCCGCAAGAAACGCATTGCCCATCGTGTAGGAGCCGCCCGGGTAGTACCAGACAAGATCCGTAGCGCTTGCAGCTTGAGCGAACGCCAGCGGATCGAGGCGAATTGCGGTAGCTGCCGCACTGGACCCGCCGCCACCCGTGAAAACCACAGTCGGAGCGCTTGTGTACCCGCTGCCGTGATTCGTCACCGCAACGCACTGCACCGCACCGCCACGGATGCGGGCTACAGCCGTAGCACCGGACCCGCCGCCACCAGTGAATGACACGGTAGGCGCCGTCGCGTACCCGCTGCCGCCGTTGTCCACGCGGACCCAGGTCACCTCATTGATCGTGCGCGGCTGAAGGAACCGGATCGGCCGCGCAGACTGCGAAATCTTGCCCGTTTGCGGGACAGTCGGCTGCCCCTCCAGCGTCAGTGCAGGAGCAACAGGCGCAGGGGGTCGGACAGCGAACATCAGGGCAGCAGCGTCAACCGCTGGTAGGCGATCTGCGGGGCATCAGTCGCGCCGCTCATCGTCGTGCTCAAGCCGATGTAAAGCGGCACGCTTGTGATGTTCGGGATGGTCTGCGTCGAATCGGCCGCAGTGCCCGAAATGTTGACGTTGTTCCACGAACTGTTTGCGTTGTTGACGCCCAGGCCGCGGATCGTCGTGGCCGACTCGATGCGCATCCACTTCTCAATGCCGCCGCTGCGAGATGCCGCGGTCATGAACGAAGAAATCGTGGCTTGCAACACCGCGCTGTCACCAATCGCGCCGTTCTGCCCGACTCGGATCGACAGAGCCGTGAACGTGTCGGTCGTGCCAGCCTTGCCAAGGCCGATGTGATACTGGAGAACGTCGCCAACGCCGAGGAGGCCCAGCGGGAACGGGCCAAGCCGCGCGGCAGTGAAATACTGATCAGCCGTCTGAGCCACGCCAGCAACAAGCGTGCTCGTCTCGGCAATTACCGAAGCAAAAAGCACCTTCCAGCGCGAGCCGTTCCACCAGAACTGAACCCCGTTCGGGCCGATGTCGGTGGCGAAATACTGGTCATACAGCGCCGGGCTCGCGGGCCGGTTCGCCCATAGGCCAGTGCCAGCGACCAGTGCCTGAAGCGCCGTCGTCTGGCTCGCCGTCAGTCGTGCCGCGCCGTCTCGAAGGTCTTGCTGCTCGACCGCAGTCAGCGGGGCAAACGCCGACCCGGGGTTGACGGTGTAGGTCGCGCGACCCTGAGCAACCAGCGATGCCTCGGTGGCGTTGTCCAGGTCAACGGTTGCGCCCTGGGCATACGTGGCGTAGGGGCGAAGTAGAAGGATGGTCATTTCGTGGCCTCGTTGGCTTTGCCCTCGACAGCAGCATCTGCGGCCAGTTGCGGGGGCGGTTGGATTTGTGCCTTCAGCAGTTCAACGAGCCCGCGAAGCTCGGCAACGTCCATCGCGGTCAGGTACTGGATTTCGGTGTCCGTGGCCTTCGACGCGGCGTTGATCTCGGCCACTTGCACCCGGGCCTGCGCGTCGATCTGCGCCTTCGGGATGCCCTTCGACGCCTTCTCAAGCTCGACGGTGAGCATTTCGGCGTCTTGCGACAGTTGCCCGATGATCTGGCCTGCCTGCTCTAGCGTGACGGGGCCCTGAGGCGTCATCACCATCGGACCCTCGGGGCCTTCTTGCTCCTGCTCGCCGACAACTTCAGGCGGGATCGTGCGCTTGATGCGCTCGGCGATCTCTTCGGAGCCGTAGAAGTCCATTGAGCCGACAACCTTGTCGCCGGCCACGTCCATCAGCTTCGGCCAGTTCTTGCCAAGCTCTATCAGCGCGTCCGTGGCCTCTTGCCTTGCAGTGCTGTATGCAGGACCGATGCCGATGGTGTAGTCATACTCGGCATTCGTGATGTCCACAGCGTCTTCGGCGTAGCCGTTGATCGCCTGGCTCTTGATCGACTCGTCCTCGCCCATGATCTTCACAATCCGGGCGCCGTCGTAAATCTTCGGCACCATGTCGATCAGGCAGCGGATCGCGTGGCGATAGGTGATCTGGCTGTTGTCCTGATAGTGGAAGTTCGCCGTGTCGCCCTGAAGCTGCTGGGCACGCTCTTGGATGCCGCTTGTCGCAGTCCCTCGGTTGCCTAGCGACGAGTCGAACAATCCCGTTGTTGCCTTGATGTCGTCGCTGGCAGCGCGGGCCATCGTGATTGTCCCAATCGGGACATCGGCCATAGGCTGGCGAGACGGAGGCGGGGCAAGATTGCCGTCAAGCGTGACCGGCTTGTATTCGAGGTACGGGAAACTGCTTGTGTTGGCTGCTGCCCAGGTGTCCTCATACCCCTCGAACTGCCCTTCAGCGCCGATGTACGGGGTCTTGGCACGCAGCGCGACCTCCTCAGTCGCCGCCGTCATCCAATAGTTGTACATACGCGCCGGGTCTTTGGCATGCCGCACCAGACCAGACCGGATCACCTTGCCGTCTAGGTCAATCTCGTCGCCGAACACCGGAAACACCGGAATCCACTTACACGGGATCTCGGCCGTCTCCAGCACGTCCACGGCAGTCAGCAGGCGCCACATGACCTTGCGCTTTTCAGAACTGCGCCGAAGCGGCTTGCCGTTGCGCATCTGCACCATCGGGGGCGGGACAGCTTGCGCCATCTCGTCTTCCCACATTGGCCCCTGATCGGTCATCACGAGCCAGGCCGGGACGAGCTCCACTTTGTAAAACTCGGCCACCCGCACAAAGTCAGTGCCCAGCCAGTCGGACAAAGCGCTGTCACCCGTGCCCGTCGGCAGGCTCTGCGCGCCTACGGCGTTCGCCTTCGGATACTTGCGCTTGAACTCAGCGCGCGGCATCTTCTCGCTGATGATGCAGCGCATCTGGTCGGAGCCGTCCGGCTCCTGGACGTTCGGGTCCATGTAGACCGTGAACGCGTTGCGGATGCGCTTGAAGGCGATTTCCTGATCGAAGGTGTCTGCGTCGCAGTAACGTGTGATGAGCCGGTAGAAGCCGAAGCCGATGGTCGCCGCGCTGTTGACTGCCGTTGCCGTTGCGACAGTGGCGTTCGATGCGTATTCGATGTGCCGCACGATGCCCTGCACGACCTCCGCCTTCTCCACGTCGTCAGCGTTGACCGGGTGGATCTTGGCGCCCATGCGGTTCTGCCGCTGGTCGTTCGTCACCTGATGCAGGAAGGTCGGCAGCTTGTTGATGGTCAAGCACGGCCGGCCCGACACCTCGCGCCGCTGGCGGTCTTGGATGTCCCACTGCTCACCGCTGATAAACGTCAAGTCATCGAGCGCCGCCTCCCGGTTGAAGTCGTCGGCAGAGATGCACAGGCGCAGGAAGTCCCGGGCCTCGGCAAGAATGGCCTCGTTGCCGGTGCTTTCTGCTTCGTCGGGTGACTTGGTGTTGCCGTCAGGCATGCAGAGCCTCGCAAGCTGCGGCGACCGGAGCCAGCCGCGTGTAGAGCCCGGGCGCCCGGGCCATCAGCACCGGCTCGGGCTGGATCACGCGAAAGCCGAAGCGCGCATACCAGTCGATCAGCATTGCCTGACTCAGCGCGATGTCGTCGCCGTAGGGTCGCGGCCACAGGATCAGCGTGATGCCAGCTTGATCCGCCTCGTCGCAGACCTCGCGAAGCAATGCGGTTGCGTGGCCTTGCCGCTGGTCAGCAGCGGCAGTGTGAACCTTGGTGATTTCCCGGGTACGGTCGCGCAGTCGCCTCGGCAGCGCCACGCTCACACGGATTTGCAGCGATGCGGCCTCGTGCGAGCGCGGGCCGACGTTCACTTCACCACCAAGTCAGACGGCCGGCACACAGCGAGAACGTGCCCGTCGCGGTGTCCTTCAGGCGCACCGAACGGCCGACCGTCCGCGGTTGTGACCTTGACCATGTCCTGAAACGGACGCTCGCCAGGCCCGACGTACCGCAAGGCACGGCCGGCATTCGGACCCCGCCGAAACGTGTACTGCGTCTCACGGTCGAAACGCAGGACGGCAGGGATTTCCTGTGCAATCTCGATCATGGGAGCGAAGTGTACGCTTACTTCGCGTCAGTGCGCTACCCCATCCAAGATCCGACGATGACAGGCTGCTTGCGCTCTTTCTTTACGTAGGTCTGCATCGGAACGTGCGTCAAGATCCACGAGTCCGCCCGGTCTGGCGACTTGCCTAGACGCTTCTTGTAGTCCTTCTTTGGCTCCATCAGCAACACGCCGTTTTTGTAGCCGTACCGATAGGACGAGATTTGAGACTTGAACTCAGGATCAGGAGCAATGCAACAGCCGCCGACCTTGAGGTAGTCTAAAGCCGCGCGCCAGAGCTTTGCCTTCAGGTTGTAGTTGCGGTCATCCTTCAACGTCGAACCAGTGTGAACACCGACCACGACAGACGCATACTTGCCGCGCTTCAGCACGTCATAGGCACTCACGCCTGGGCCGTCTAGCTCGATGGCGATCAGGCCGATGATCCCGCCAGCGTCTTCAAGCGTTCGGCACACTTCTTCGACCACGGCGGCCAGAGCCGGCCCGTCCAGCTTCTTGTGCGAGATAAAGGGAAGCGTCAACAGCCCGCGCCTGCGACTGATAACGCTTTCGTCGTCTCCCATGTGCGCAGCGTCCACTCCGATGCACCAAGGCCCATTGGCTTCAACGTCAGCCGGGCCGACCCGCTGCGCCGCTTCGATTAGCTCGCCGCTGATCCATGCGTCGTTAGTGCTGGCGTTGTAGTCAATGTCAACCTCTTGAGCCAACACCACCGGGTCTAGGTCGTTCTGCTGCTTCGCGTACCACTCCGCGCCCTTGCGTGGGTCGTCGCGCCAATGGAACGTGAACACCTTGACCTTACCGCCGTGCCGCTTGCGATAGAACGGGTTGCCGTTGCCGTTCGGAGTGCTTACGTCGATCTTGCAGTTCGAGGTCTGCGACAACGCGGCGTCTATCGAGTCAGGCCGCTCATAGAAGGCGGATTCGTCCTTGAAGTAGATCGACGTTCGGTTGCCGCGTCCGATGTTGTCTCCGGCCTCGCCAACGATCACCGACCCGTTTTCAGGATTGGTGAGCGTCATAAACGTTGCGTGCTTGCGCGAGTCCCAGCCTTTCGGCCTGAACTCCACCGGGAGCAAGCTGATAAAGCTGCGCGCCTTCCAAAACAACGACTTCGGGTCGTTCAGGTCGTCAACGTACTCTTCCTTGCGCGACCCAAAGCCTACAGCGGTGCCCGCATGAAAGAGCATCATCCACACAGCGAACGCCACGCAAAGCCACGACACGCCCATGTCGCGCGACTTCTCAGCTAGCCCGTCCTCTCGGCCCAGCCAACGATCACGCAGCCAGACGATGAACTCCGCTTGTTTCGGGAACAGCAGAAACGGCACCGTCGCAGGCAAGCCGATCTCGACGTTCCGGGGGTCGAACGTCATTCCCCAATCGGTGATGAACGCGACCGGATCGTCCTTGTATTTGGCTTTGACTCCCGCCAAAAGCTCCGGGCTTGCCCTCAGTCGCTCTAGCCTGGCTGCACGCTCACGGTACACCGCGCCATAGTCCGGCGCCCAGTCACTCACCCGACAGCATCCGCTTATAAGCCTCTTCCGGGCTTAGGTGAATGGTTGACTCGCTCTTGATCGCGCCACCGTTCGCGCCGGTCAACTCGGTCTGCACCTTGTCGCCGTAGCGCTTCGGGTTGTTGACCTTCGCCCGCCAGCGTAGGTGAATCGCCAGTTCCTTCGCCTTGGACAGCTCGAACTGATCGGCGGCGTTCTGGATGTGCTCCTGCGCCTCGCCCTCGAACGCCTGGGCCGACTGTTCCCGCGCACGCGCGCACGCCTGAGACCGTTCGGGTTCGGCGTCGATCCAAAAGCAAAGCGAGCCTAGCCCGACTTCTGCGGTCCTGGCAATCTCGCGGTAGCTTTTGCCATCGGCGATCCACTCAATGATGGTCTGCTCGCCGATTGCGTTCAGCTTGTCCTG